GATTTGTAGTACTGTTTAGTGAAAAGTATGAATTTAACGATAATATGATTGTGGAGAAAAAATAATGGCAATTGGAAACACATATGATCCACTAGCACAAACCTTTAAAGTTGATGAAACCGGCGGTTGTTTTATCACATCTGTTGATTTGTTTTTTGCTGTGAAGGATAATAATCTTCCTGTTTGGGTAGAAATAAGAACTGTGGTAAATGGATATCCTGGCGCAAAATTACTTCCATTTGGTAGAAAAGTTTTAGAGCCTGGCTCGATTAATCTTGATCCAATCACTGGTGCAACTGCAACTACTTTTACTTTTGATGCCCCTGTTTATGTTCAAGAAGGTGAAGAATATTGTGTAGTCGTAATGACTAGTAGTTTAGATTATCGTGTATGGATTGCACAAACAGGTGAAGTTGATGTAGGTGGTACTTCTAGAGTTGTTTCTAGACAACCTGTTCTTGGTGTATTATTTAAATCATCAAACAATAGTGCATGGACTCCTGTTCAAATGCAAGATTTAAAATTTACTTTAAACAAAGCAAGATTTTCAACAAACAATGGTAATGTTACTTTAAATAATGGTTTTATTGGAGATGCTGTAACAACTGAAGATGGAAGTACTGTTGCATATGGTCGTAGACTTTTACCAAATCCTTTAAATCTTACTCACAATACTGCTGCTGTATTAGTTAAACACAAAGATCATGGGATGTATTCTACTAGTAATAATGTAACAATCACTGGTGCAATCTCTGGTGTATCAACTACATTGAATGGTGCGATTACTGCAACTTCAACATCACTAACACTAACTTCAGCAACTGGATTTGAAGCTAGTAATTTATCTTCTCGTTGTTATGTTAAAATTAATAATGAAATTATGTTTGGAACATTGTCCAGCACAACTATTGGAAGTTTAACCAGAGCTGAAGATGGTACAACAGCCGCTGCACATTCAAATGGTGCAACAGTAGAATTATATCAGGTAAATAAAACACCACTTGATCAGATTAATAAAACGCATACCGCAATTGCAAATATTGGTATGGATTCATATACATTCACAGTTTCAAATGCTCCTACTGTTACTGGTGCAGATGGAACTCCTGTGGTACAGGTTGGTGGAACAGGAGTTTATGTAACAGAAAATTATAGATTTGAAACTATGAGAACTTCTATTGCAACATTAGAACTTTCAGATACATTTATGATTGGTAAAGTGGGAACTACCACTGGAACAAGTCCAAGTGGAACTGAAACTTCATTTCAAAAACTTTCTGCTGCAGAAAAAAGATTTCATCTCAATGAAAACTTTGATTTTGATACTACAAAAATTATTGCATCAACACCAAATGAAACAAATGAAATGTCTGGAAGTAAATCTCTTTCAATTCCAATAACAATGGGAACTTCTAATCAAAATCTATCACCTATAATAGATATGGATAGAGCTTCTATGATTTGTATTGGAAATGTATTTAATAGTATTGATAGTTCTTCAGATGTTTATCCAACCACTGATTTTAGAGCATCGACAGAGGTTGATGGTGATAATAATGCTGCTGTCTATATTACAAAAAAGATTGCACTGGAAAATCCAGCAACATCAATTAGAGTTGTATTTGCTGCAAACAAACTAAATACCGCAGATATTGAAGTTCTATTTAAAACATTACGTTCTGATGATGCATTTGATTTTGACGAAGTTGGATACACTTTTTTCAATACAGATGGTTCACCAGACTCAACTGTGAATACTTCACTAGAAAGAGATGATTTCCAAGATTATACATATTCTGCTGGTATCACAGATGATGGTATTGGAGAACCCTTACCAGAGTTTATTCAGTTTGCAATCAAGATTGTTATGAAAGGTACTAACGCAGCACAACCACCTCGTATTAAAGACTTACGAGTTATAGCACTGGCAACATAAATGGCAGATTATATTAAAGTAGATGGACATGAAAGTTTAGTTAGAGACACACACTCTAATGCAATTATTAATCGCAATCGTAGTGCATATGAAATGGCAAAACGTAGAGCTGCAGAAGCACAAAAACAAAGAGATGAGATTCGTGGTGCAACAAGAGAGATAAATACTTTAAAATGTGAAATGCACGAAATCAAGGATATGTTAAAAACTTTATTGGATAGAAACTAATGGCAATTACAGCAGAACAAGTAGAATCATCAAACACTTTAGAAGAGTTTAGAAAAGAGTTCAATAGTTTACAATCAGATGTTTCTGGATTGGAAGCTGGTACTATTGCGTTCACTACCATAGAAACAACAAACGCCAATACAACAACTTTGAATGTTCTAGAAGATGGAACAATTAAATTTGAAGGTGCAACAGACGATAGTTTTGAAACAACTCTTACTGCGGCAGACCCAACAGCTGCCCGCACCATTACATTTCCAGATGCAAGTGGTACTGTTTCATTAAGTACTGGAAGTGGTTCGTTTTCGGTTGCAGATGGTGGAACAATAGGTTCAACGACTACTGGCGGTGCAATAACAATTGCAGCCAATGGTGACATAACTTTATCTGGTGACCTTACAGTAAGTGGTGATGATCTCACGATGGGAACTAATACTTCTGGTCATCTATTGATCGCAGATGGAACAAACTTCAATCCAACTGCTGTCGGTGACTTATCTGAAATATCCACTGTTGCAAATGATGACGTATTTCTTGCAGTTGATACTTCTGGTGGAGGTCTGAAAAGAATTGCAAGAAGTGCAGTGGTTGCTGGTCTTGCAACCTCTAGTGCGATATCAAATGTAGTAGAAGATACGACTCCTCAACTTGGAGGCGACCTTGATGTAGTTACACACGATATAGTATCAACATCAAATCGAAATATTAGTTTATTGCCAAATGGTAGTGGTAAAGTTGTACTAGATGGTAATGGTTCATCAGGTGGTATATCAATATCAGATGGTACAATAGACATTAGAACAGGAACAGGAAGTGAAGCTAAGATACTATTTTACTGTGAATCCTCTAATGCACACGCACAAACATTACAAGCACAACCACACTCTGCTGGTGTTACAAATACTTTATTGTTACCAGCAGGATCAAGCTCAACTTTAGTATCTCTTGTGTCTACAGATACCCTTACAAACAAAACATTAACAAGTCCAGTTATAAACACAGGTACTTTTGGAACATCTATTCTTCCTACTAGTGCAGACGGAACAACATTAGGTTCTGCATCAAAAGAGTTTTCAGACTTATTCCTTGCAGATGCTGGAACAATTCAATTTGGTAATGACCAAGAGGTTACCTTAACTCACGTTGCTGATGTAGGACTTACATTAACACACACTGGAAGTGGTGATAACTTACCTATTGTTTTACAATTAAAATCTGAAGAGGATGCTATTATTGCAAACGAAGTAATTGCTTCACTTGAGTTTGCTGCTGGTGACTCTGATGGTACAGATGGTGCAACAGTTGCTGCTGGTATACACGCAATCGCAGAGGGTACATTCTCTGCAACTGCAAACGCAACTAAGTTAGTATTTACCACTGGTGTATCTGAAACTGCTGCATCTAGTGCCACTGCAAAAATGACATTAAGTTCTGCTGGTCTATTGACAATCGCAGATGATTTTATGATAAAAGATGGTGGTACTATCGGTGTTGCATCAACCAACGATGCAATGACGATTTCATCTGCTGGTATTGTAACATTCAAAGATGACATCGTAATCAAAGATGGTGGAACTTTTGGTACATCAACAACTCCAGCTGCAATGACAATTGCATCTGGTGGTGCTGTAACTTTTTCTGCAACTCCTGTTTTTCCAGATGGTAGCATTGCTCTTGATGATTTAGATATAGATGGTGGAACAGATATTGGTGCAGATTTAACTACGTCAGATTTAATTGTTGTAGACGATGCTGCAGGCGGTACAAATAGAAAAGCTGCATTATCAAGAGTAGTAACATTAATGCAAGCACAAGGATTTTCGCAAGAAGACCCCACTGCTCTTGCAATTGCTCTTGGGTAAGGTTATAAATAGGAAGATAAAGGATTAAAACATGGCAAATACATTTAAAGTAGTCACATTTGCGGCCGAGCCAGCATCAGCGGGAACTCCGTATGTGATGTATACTGTTGCATCTAGTACAACTACAGTTATTCTTGGACTTATATTAACAAACATACATACTGCTCAAGTAGATGCGACTGTTAATCTTGTTAGTGATACTGCAAATCGTAATGGAACAAACAATGTCGCAAACGGAACTGCTGTGGTTCTTAAAGCAGCACCAATACCTGTTGGTGGTTCATTAGAATTATTGGCAGGAAACAAAGTTATTATGGAAACGACAGATATACTTCAGATAGACTGTAGCGTTGCTGATAAACTTTCTGGTGTACTAAGCATCATGGAGATAACCTAATGCCGTATTTAGGTAAAGGGCCAGTAGAACATTTTAGTTCAGCACCAGTAGTTTCCCGATTTAATGGCGATGGTTCTGATACAACTTTCACATTAAGTCAGGCAGTAGATGGTGTGCAAGACCTATTGGTTTCTGTAGATGGTGTTGTACAGGATAGTGCTGCATATTCTGTAAGTGGTACAACACTGACATTTTCTGCTGCTCCATCTACTGGTACAAGTAATATTTTTGTTAACTATCTTAATCAACAAGGTTTAAGTATTACACCAGTTGATGAGTTTAAAGGTAATTTTAGAGAAGGTGGATTGTTTAGAATTAATGCACAGACATTAACCACTAATATTACTATTCTTGCAACAGAAAATGCAAACGTAACAGGGCCAGTAACTGTTAATTCTAATATAACATTAACTATAAATGATGGTGGAAGATTGGTAGTAGTATAGGATAAATTATGACAGAAAAATATAATGTAGGTGAGGTAGAAATACCAGAGTTTCAAGGAACTCATTTGTGGAATAGATTGGGTTGGGCAAAAGATAACTTAGAACCAATTCAGACTGAATATTGTGTAGTGTGGGAAGACCCAGAAGAACCTGATGAACCAGCAAAGGTTACTCATCCAGACCCAAACTGGATGGCCTGTGCAAGACATGGGGGAATATTACCACCAGTTGAATCGTATTGGGAGTTGAAGAAGGATGAAGAAGCAGAAGGTTTTAAAAGACACACTAGAGGCCCAGAACTTCTTCATAATATGAAACCAATTGAGGCTATGACTGAAGAACAGGCTATAGAATATTTGGTGATGAAAGATATCCCAGCAAGAGTGTGGGATACTGGTGAGGAAAGACTAAATAAACCAAGGTTCGTAATTTGTACCAAGGCACAACTTCCCCAAGAAAGAACTTGGAGAAACTCTTGGAAGATTTCAGAAGACCTAAATATAGATGAAGAAACTGTTGACTAAGGAGAAAATTAAATGGCAACAACAAACATAGTAGATAAGGACGGTAAGACGATTGCAGCCGCAGACGCAGCCGTTCCTAGTGACCGTCACTTTCGCGGTGCTTGGTCATTATCTGGTTCAACAATTACAGAAAATTTGGCTGCGGCAAGAGTTATTTTTAAAGATAAAATTCGTGAGGCTCGTGCTCCACTTCTTGCAGCTGAAGATATAGTTTATATGAAAGCACTTGAAGATGCTGATTCATCTGCACAAGCTGCAAGTATTGCAAAGAAGAAAAAATTAAGAGATGCGCCTGCCGCATCTGCAATTACAAATGCTGCAAGTATTGCTGCACTTAAAAACGCATGGGATACAGACGTACTTGGCGATAGTCCATACGCATAA